TTATATTCGTCTACCTCTACGTTTCGAGCTGTGTTCCCACAACTCCTCTAAGGACTGGTCTTCCCAGTATTTCGCTTTGGGTTTTGCCGCTGCTTCAGGGCGTTGTTCACGCCATGCAAGACACGCGTACCGGAAAGCATCAGCAAAGTGAGATGTCCAATCGTGTTTGGGTCGTTCATTAAACACTTTTTTCTCCACATTATACTCTCTTTGGTACTGTGTGAGCGCTTCCATCCCCTCTTTGCAGCTTGGGTCAAACCAACAGTTTGCTAATGATAACCTAGCGGCTTGTATCCCGTCCATAAGTGATATATTTGGGACAATTCTAGGTGACCAACCAAGCGAGCGAAATTGCTCCTCAATACTTCTGCCCGTCTGCAAAGATTTAGCCTTCGCGTCGTGCGGCAGATATAACCATTCGCCATAATCATAGCCTTTACTCTGCAAAATGTCATGGTAATGCGCGATAGGCATTCCACTATTGCTGTAGCAGTCAATAAACCTAAGCTCTTTGCCGGCCACCTGAAACCACCAAATCGCCGTGTCGTCGCTCCACCCCAAATCGATAGCCGCATACGTCTTGAGTTTGCGGTCATAGCAAGGCCTTACCCTACCCGATTGCCCCACTTCGTACATTTCTCTGCCGTAAATAGCCCCCGGTATTGCCGCGTCGAAGTTGCACTCCATCTCCTGTAGCCATGCGTCCTCCGACAACTCCTTTCTCAGCGCGTCAATTTCCTCTTGGTCGAGGATGCCCGAATTAGATGCGGTCAGCAGCAAGGTAAAGCAGTCCTTGTCTTGCTTGCCCGCTTCAAAGCGTTCGTAAAAGCTATTCTTACCCTTTGGCGTTCCAATAATTATCGCCCACCCTTTGCGGTCAGCCAGCGCAGGACGGATAACATACGGCCATACAGTTGACTTCCAATCGCCATACTCGTCAGCAATAATCCCGTCAAAGTAAAGACCGCGCAACCTGTCAGGATTGTCAGCACCAAATAACTGAATACGCGCCCCGTTTGGAAAATCGAGTCGTAATTCACTTTCGTTCACCTTTATGTTGGGTATGGGTTTTGTAAACGTCTTACAATAATCCCAGATTACTTGTTTTGCCTGTGAGTAGTATGGGCAGATGTAGGCATACCTACCATCTCCGCTGGCGTCTGTACAAGCACACTTTATCAATTCGTTAATACACGCTACCGACTTGCCCGCCCTTCTGTGAGCGACCACAACCGCCCACCTTTCTTTTCTTGAGTGTAGCGGCTTAAACACATCTCTTGGCTTGTAGGGAATGACAACCTTCATGACTCCCACCCTATAACAAGGCTTGCCGCTGTGCCGTCCGCGTTAGTGATGCCAAACGCCACCTTATTCTGCTCCTTAGCGCTTGCCCACCCGTGTACGTTTTGAAGAATTGCTAACGCCGATTTTGTATCGCCCCCTAGCGCGGCTTCTTTTAGCACCCGTGCCATTTGCGCCTCTGCGTCAGCGGCCCCCTTCATCGCCATCAGCTCAACGTTTGGGTCGAGTTGGCACAACTGCCGATACTCGCTTGGAAGTAGCCCTGCCGCAAGCGCGAGCTTGTCCCCTTTTAGCCCTAGCGCAGACGCTTCGTAAATTGCGCTCAGACGCGCCTCTGTAACTTTTAATTCTCTTGGTGAATATGGAAATGATTGCATGGTCGCATGAATCCTTAGCTTGTTAAAAATTATTTATAATATATATGGAAATGGCTTTTTTGTCTGTGAATCTTTTGCACCCTCTTTGAAAATGAACACCCCCCCTATGCGTCATTTATTTGACATTTATTTGACGGTATATATGGAAAATGCAAATAGTATAGGAAAAATGCAAACGTTGGAGATAATGCCCCCGCCAGTCGTCTTGTCAAGTCCTCCCCGCCTGCGCTTTTTTTCTCAAAAGACACCCCCCCCTATCGCTGGAAGCCACGAAATACGCGGGCTGCAGGGGATTCCAGTCTACGCCATCAACAATATGATAAAGGCTAAGCCCTTGATTTATAAGGCTTACAGGGCATAGCCTACCATATGACACCAGCACCAGCATCGTATTGTGTGGGCAGTCGTTACCAGTCGATAAAAGATAACCAACGACTGCCCACAATTTAACGCGCTTGACTGCCCTCGATTCCAGTGGGGGGAAAAAGTGTGGGCAGTGTGGGCAGTGTGGGCACTGCCTACAAAGTCGCTAGAAATTTGTAGGATTCTGTAACACATTTGTAATATTACATATAATTTTTAAAGTAGATAATGATATACCTACCACTGACCACAAACCCGCCATGATAGCGCACGCGTGGGCTAGCGCGTGGGCAGTCAATCGACTGCTAAACCGCCCACCATATAACCACGCGCTACCTATTTGCAAAATAAAGTATTGCATTTAATTTTTATTGCTTTATAATTCTTTGCAAGTCGTCAATTTTGGCGACTGCTTACACTGACCACATTTTGAGAGACTGCTAACATGAAAAACACTATCAGAACCATAAACGCCATTATTTTGACACCTGTCATGAAGTTGACGGGCTTTAGATTTAGCAAGTCATACCGCCGCGGCGATACAAAATTACACTCAATAGTCTACGCGCTTGTTGATACCGTCGGCGCGAACATGAAAGCTGAGCATGAGAATAAGCTATTTACATTAACCTTATCTTTACTTGCATCGATTGCCGTCGTTGCATCAATTACAATTGCTTTAGATAGCGCGATGCAATACCGCGTTAACTTCACTCAATCAGATATTACATTAAGCAAATAACATTACCGCGCCGGGTAACGCCGGCGCTACCAACTAACAATAGAGAGAGAATAACAATGATAGCAATCCATACTAAATATCTACCTACTACCAATTCACGCGGTAGCAGAATTAAAGCCTATACGGCAGCTCATGGCGACTTTAAAGGCTTTCAAGCGATTATTTCATATCCAAGCGAATTATCAGGCGTTGAATGTCACTTTGAAGCAGTAAAAGCGCTAATCATTAAAAATAAATTAGATTGGAATTTAGACAATATGCGATATGGTGACAGCGCCGACGGGCGCGGATATTCATTTTGTTTTGACGCGTCAAAGTTGGCGTTATGATTTACATACAACGTAAGAGCGCGGGTTATCTTGAAACCGTCGACGCGTTCAACACTATAAAAGAAGCACGGGCAATGCTTAAAGAATATCGGCTATCAGATAGCAACGCCGAATATTATTTAAGCCGCCGCGCTTGCAAGGCGTGGACCGCGTAAAGATTCCAGTGTGTAGCGCGTTAGCAATAGCGCGTTATGCGGTGTAATTTCGCACCTAATAAAAATAAAGGCTTTCAAAATGAATAAAACATATAGAGTTCTATCGATTGACGCGTGGCGCGGACGTGACGGCTACACCTGGAATGCGTGGTATGACGTGGGCGATATTGACGCCGATGCAATACACTGGAACGCGCGCAAATTACTGAAATATTTTCGTGATAACGGTTTTTTAACGCAAAAAAGCGCGGGTAAATGCGCAATTGATGACGACCAATATAATATCGTTATTATAGAACGTTCTACGCGCCGGCCCTTGTTTGCAATTGAATACGGGGTAGACAACTAATGGCAACTATATACTTAGAATTTATTGACGCCCCTATGTGGTATCACACGCGCGGGTTAATGCAAACGGCGACCGGTTACGGTAAAAAGCTAAACACTGGTAGAAAAGCACTGGTAGGTAACAAAGAATATCGCGTTTACGCGACTTGCTATTCTAATGTAGCAAGTCTTTATATCATCATTAAAGGTGTAAAAATTTACGTCGATAGCTGGAAATAATATTATGAAAACATATTTAATAAATGACGATGAATTGTTCAATTATAAAATTGAATCTAATAATTTTAATCAAGCTATTGCACTATTTAAAGATTTATATCGCGTTCAAGGCCGGTTACGTTTGACGGCGCGTTATGCAAACGTTAAAGAATACAAACTAGACAAGTCTAGCTATAAATTTTCAATTCGTGAGATGCAATAATGAAAAAATTTAACTTAAAAAACGGCGGCGGTTGTACTGTTTACGCTTTTTTGTGTGGTTATGGCGATGTTATTACTAATAATGATTTTGAATTATCACTATTTCATAACGGCGGTATAGGCTACGACGTAAGGTTACGCGATGAAACGCGCGGCGTTAACGCTTGCTGGATAACGTTTGAAAGTGTAACCGACGCGCGGGCAATGTTCAAAACAATAAAAAATTTGATTCAATAGGCGCAACAATGAATACAATTGACAGCATTAAAAACTCTATTGATAAAATAGAAAACATTTACGGTGTAGACGTTGGTTTAAAATTAAGATTACAGTTTGAAAATTGTCTAAATTGTGAATGGTATTATGACGATTTAAACGAAACACTGTTCTGTGAAGATTTTGGTTTAAATAGCGACAAGCTAAACGACGTTAGAGAAGTGCAGTATTCAATACTTCAATTTTTTGGGGTTGAAAGAT